GTGGGATCAAAAACCTAGCTATAGTTACGAAGATGAGATTTCATTCCTCTTCGCAAAGCAGTTTTTTGAGCATTATTATGCGCCAATTATGAGTGATTGCATAGCCTCTTCTGAGGAAATAGCATCTTATATTGACTGGACCAAAAGTCCAGGTTGGCCCCATACTTATTTTGGTTTTCGAACTAAGGAGCAGCTCGTGCACGCCCTTACTGATACGTTGTTTTTTGATCGTGTCGGAACTCCGCCTGTCTGGAATGTTGCAGGGAAAGTTGAGTTTAAAGATATTGCTGATATTAAAGAGAATAAAATCCGGTTGTTTCAAATACCGTCATTTGAACTCTTGTATTCGCAGCTAAAATTTGGAAAGCGTATTTCTTTGCGCCTGATGAACTATGGATGGTCGGCATATGGTTTTAATCCGTATGCTGGGGGGTTTGAGCGTTTGGCTCGCCGGCTTCTAAGCAAACCGTATCGTGGTTGCTATGATGTTAGTGGATGGGATAAGTTTCTTCCACTCCTTAAGGATATTTACCAGACGCTTTTGAAGCGGGGTAACATCCCGGAATCTGAATTAGAAGAGTTCCTGTGGATGGTCACGAATACCTGTGAGTTTTTGTTAAAATTAACGAACGGTAATGTAATTTGTAAAGATTATGGTAATGCATCCGGATCTGGATGTACTACTCGTGATAATATCTTTGGCCATATTATAATTTTTGCGGCTGGTTTGTACGAAGCATATTTGCTAAAAACTGGAACCGCTCCTCCTTTATCACTAGTTCATGATCAACTAGTACATTTGTACGGAGATGATAATGTGTATTCTTTGGATGAGGAGTTTTCTCTCATGTGTGATGAGAAATTCCTTGGGGCTCATTTAGCCAAGTATGGACTTAAGCTGAAGTTTTTCTTCGGAGGGTTAAATGCTGATTTGCATACCCTTTCCTTTCTTGGTGCCTCTTTTAAATTCAAAGATGATCGTTGGTTGCCTTGTTACGACGTGGTTCGACTAGCAACAACGATGGTTTATGAGCAGAAAGAACTCTCATTAGCCCAGCATCTTGGAAAAGCATTTACGTTAATGGTTATGTCGTATCCGACAGAACATTTTCAGGTCTTCTATACCGCGTATGCTTCTCTAGTTAACAGTGATATTGTTAAGAATAACTTAGATGACCCAACGATCAAGTCGTACGCCTTTGTTGGCGCGCCGGAAATCAGCTCTATAGTTGGTTTTTATACTGGATCGGAGGCGAGTAGTCTAGATGATCTGATGTTAGATTTTTCATCGGATCACCTATTTGCTTTCTAAGAAGTTCGAGAAGAGGGTTAATCTTCCCTTAAATGTTATCATCTTATTCGGGTGTGCCCATTAAACAGCACTGTTTAAAAGATGTCTAAATTAACTAAAAAAGAGAAACAAGTCCTGCTACAAAAAATGTCAGGCATGCCTGCTGCTGCTCCTAAGAAAAGAGCGCGGAGAGCTAGAAAAGCTCGTGTGGCAAGAAATCCAGTTCAAAGAGCTGGTCCTCCTGGTCCCAGAAGATCTAGAGGTAAGCGAGGTAAGCGTTTGGCTCGAAACAATCAGGTTACTACTGCTGGCAACATGCGATCGTTTATCATTCCTATTGATGAACAGATTCAAGTTGTTAACGGCACAACAGGATTTGGAATTGCAACTTTTGCAATCAATCCCGGAAACCCTGCCTGTTTTCCATTTGCTTCGCGGACTGCTCAGAATTATGAGAGGTATGAATTTCAGAGTTTACGCTTTGAATATAAACCTTCCGCAAGTGTTTTCGCGAGTGTTGGTGCCCAAGGTTTTGTTGGAGTTACTGGAACTATGGATGCGCTTCAAGCAACTCCAAGTTCCCAACAACAAGCTGAGGTTATGTACCATTCTCCTATCGTGGAAACTGCGAGACCTACCGGTTTGACTTTACCAAAGTCCTTTTTGGAAACTAAGTCAGCGCGCGAGTGTTTTTTCGTGCGACCTGCTGGGTCTATACCTGGAGGTGCCGATCCACATCTTTATGATTGTGGTCAGGTCTTTTTCTGGACAAATGGTCAAGCTAATACCAATCAAATTGGCGAGTTCAGGGTAACTGGTAGCTGCAAGCTTATCAATCCTGTTCTCGAAACTTCGACCAATCCCGCTCCACAATTTCAACAGGCTATTTTTTCTGAACCTAGCAACACTAACGCCTTCAATTCAACTAATGACGTTGTTTTGGCTTTGGCGACTGTTGGGGCAAATCCTCTAGCCATTGTTAATACGGCTGGATCTTTTGTGCCCCCTGTTGGAACATATTCTATATCTGGGCAGGTGAACTTTGTTATGACTGGAAATGTCACAGTGTTCTCTGCGTCCATTGAGAAGAATGGTGTTGTCGTCCCTAGCGCTACTGCTGGTTTGGCTCTTACGACCTTACCCTCTGGTGCTTATGCTAACTGGTCGAGTTCAATTCCTCCAGTTGTTGTTTCTTGTAATGGAACAGACGCTATCACTCTTCATGGATCAGCAACCTTTTCAACGGGTGCTGCCACTTGTGGAGGCTTCTTAACTTTTGAAGCAATCTAAGTACCGCTGATCATGGTGGGAAAAGACGTGCTAAGCACACGTTAAAATGCTAGATTATATACCTTCGATGGAAGGAGTTTATTCAAACTTCTGTTGATGTGTGGAATTCGTTTGGACTCAAATTGAGTTAAAGACAGATTATTCTGCCCAAAAAAAAAAAAAAAAAAAAAAAACAAAACAAAAAAATATAAAATAAAAAACCTGAAAAGAAGAGGTTTATTAAAAATTCTGTGTAATTGGGGAATTTTTTTTGGAAAAAAAAGGAATAAAAAAAAATTTTTTCGCCCAAAAAAAAAAAAAAAAAAAAAC